CGGGCGTTAAGGGTATGCGCATATTGTATGCCGTAAGGCACAAAGGCGAGGGGCGGGACGCTGATATGCAGGAATGGGCTAAAAAGTTCTATTTGTCGCCGGAATGGCGGAGGGTACGCGATAATGTATTCAAGCGTGATTTCGGCTTGTGCGTCCGTTGCGGCGCGCCGGGCGAGATCGTACACCACAAGACGCACTTAACGCCGCGCAATATCAATGACCCGTTTATATCGCTTAACCCGAAAAACCTTGAAACGCTTTGCCGTGAATGTCACGCAATAGAGCACGAGGGAACGCCAGCGACAGACAAGGGCTTGATGTTCGACGCTAACGGCGACTTGATAAAGCGAGGTAATGCTGAATGATCGTGCAGGATATTTATATATATACCATTGGCGGCGCGGTCTTGCAAAAGACCGTTGTTGTACCGCAGACAGTAAGCAGCTTTGACAAGCAGCTTTGCGACGCGGTAGAGCAGGGCGGCGCATTGGTTGACACAGTAGACGGCACAAGGTTTTTTATAAACACGGCAGCAACGGCAGCCGTCGAGATCGGGGAGCAGTACGAATATAACGCGGGCGCGGCTGACCTTACCGCGTCAAAAAAATCTGAAATATCCCCCCCGGTTGAAAATCATTAAAGCCATTTTTAAGAACCGCGTATAAGTCCTTTTTAGGACTCCACGGGCGCGTATAGACCCCCCTACTACACGGCAAAGGAGTTGATTTTTGAATGAATGAGGATATATTAAAAATAAGAAAGCGCGAACTAAACAAGTTTAAAAAAATCTTTGCAAATATGCCCGAAGATAAGAAGAAAATCAACGATAGCTTGTTTGAACGTGCCGTATTTATGCGGGAAAAGCTAAAGGATATGGAGCAGCGCATTGACGCCGACGGCGTTATAGTCGAAATGCCGCAGGGCAATTACAAGATAGAGCGGGCGCACCCGCTTATATCGCAGTATAACGCAATGGTAAAGAACTATTCGGCGGTTATCAAGCAGCTATGCGAACAGTTGCCGCCCACCGACGCCGACCGCGTGGGCGAAACCTTGTTAGCGTTCGCGACCAAAAAGCCGACAAGGAAATAGCAGGCTTTGAACTACATACGCGAATACGTCGAGCTTATCCGTAAGGGAAAAATCAAGACCTCCGCAAGAGTGCGGAAAGTATATACAAGGCTACTGAAAGAGATAGACAAGCCGCCGAAAAATTATAAATATTATTTCGACGAAGAAGAGGGCGAGCGTCCTATTGCGTTTATCGAAACATTTTGCAAGCAGGCGCAAGGCGACCTCGGCGCGCCGCTGCACTTAGAATTATTTCAGAAAGCATATATACAAGCGCTTTTCGGATTTCTTGAAAAAGAAACGGGCTTGCGACGTTTCCGCGAAACAATGTTCCTTGTCGGCAGGAAGAACGGCAAAACAACGCTTATGGCGGGCATAGCCTTATACTTGCTTGTCGCCGATTGTGAGGGCGCGGCGGAAATATACTCCGTTGCGACAAAGAAAGATCAAGCGCGCAAGGCGTTGACCGAAGCCGTGAACATGGTTAAGCAAAGCCCCGAATTGCGGGCGGTTTTGAAAAAGCGGCGCAACGACATTTATTTCGCTGCTACGTCGTCAAAGTTTGAAGCGTTAGCCTCCGACAGTAACACGCTTGACGGTCTGAACTCGCACGGCGTTATTATCGACGAACTGCACGCGATACGCGATCGCAACTTGTATGAAGTTATGAAGCAGTCAACCTCGAGCAGACGGCAGCCGTTAATTATTATGATTACGACCGCCGGAACAGTACGCGAATGTATTTTTGACAATATGTACGAGTACGCCTGCAAGATCGCTGACGGCGAAGAAATAGACGACACGTTTTTAGCTATCCTTTATGAGCTTGACAGCCGCGAGGAATTCAAAGACCCTAAATGCTGGATAAAAGCAAACCCCGGTTTAGGTGTAATAAAGCAGACCAAAACGTTAAAGTCTTTTGTTGACCGCGCTTTGAAAAACCCCGAGGACTTGCCGGGCGTGCTTTGCAAAGATTTTAACATACGCGAGAATGGCTCGTCGTCGTGGTTGTCGTTTGATGTTATCAACAACCCCGCAACGTTTACTTATGAGGACGTTTATGACACTTACGCAATAGGCGGTTGTGACCTATCCGCGACAACGGACTTGACGTGCGCGACGCTGCTTATACGCAAGCCGAACGATAAGACGGTTTATGTACTGCAACAATATTTCTTACCCGAAAGCAGGCTTGCAGAGCTTGACGGCAAGAAGCAGCGCAGCGGCGGACACAGCAACGACGAAGCGCCGTATAAGATATGGCGCGATAGAGGGCTTTTGACCGTCTGCAAGGGCGCACGCGTCAATTACAGCGACGTGACGGCGTGGTTTTGCGAAATGCGCGACCGATACAAGATAGATTGTTGGAAATGCGGATATGACCGCGCCCTCGCCGGATATTGGGTTGATGAAATGACCGCGAACGGCTTTACAATGGAAAAAGTCATACAAGGTACGTTCACTTTTTCGCAGCCTATGCGCGAAATGGGCGCCGCGTTCGAGGACAAGATCGTTAATTACAACAATAACCCGATCTTGAAATGGTGTTTATCTAACACCGCAAAGAAAGAAATAGGCATATCAAACATAATGCCCGATAAGATAAGCGCGAAACGCCGTATTGACGGCATGGTATCGCTACTTAACGCGTGGGTTGTTTATGTTCGTGATTTTGAAGATTATATGTATAACGTTGGGTAGGTGAAGCAATGCGAAAGCGCGGACTTTTTCAAACTATATTCGGCAAGGATAAGACGATACAGACCGCAACACAATACACCTTGCTAAATACGACGCAAACAACGTTCGTGCCATTCTCGGGCAACGCCTACGACATTAACACCGTCCGGGCGTCGGTTGACGCGTTCGCAAGACGTGCGGCAAAGGTCAAGCCGCGCCATATCAGACGCAGCGACGTTGATTTTATCAACGTATCGAAAAGCCGATACAATAGGCTGCTGCAATTCAGACCAAACCCGTACACGTCGGCATATAAGTTTTATTACCGCATAGCAACGCAATACAAGATATACAACAACGCTTTTGTATATCCCGTATGGAACACTATAACGGGTGAGCTTGAAGCACTCTACAACGTCAACGCCTATGCAATAGAGCTTGTAAGCGTCGGCGGGGAACTGTTTTGCAAAATGCGTTTTTCAACGGGCAATGTCTACACTTGCCCGTATGCCGATCTAATTCATATAAGCAGGCATAACAACAATAACGACATATTCGGCGACAGCAACAAGCCGATCACGCCCGTACTGCAAACGGCTGACACGTTTAATCAGAGCATGGGGAAACTTGCCGAGCTTGTTTCGGTAATACGCGGCATACTGAAAGTTGCGTCCAGTACCAAAGCCGAGGACTTAAACCGCCGCCGTGATGAATTTATCCGCGATAACTTGCGAATGGAAAACAACGGCGCGGGCGTTATTGTTACCGACAATAAGTACGAATACACGCCGATAAACGACAAGCAAACGCCGATACCGACAGGGCAGCTTGAATATGTCAAGGGCGAAATATACGACTATTTCGGCGTGAATGAGGCTATTGTGCAGAACAAGGAAAGCCCCGAACAGGCAAGCGCGTTTTATAACGGCGAGATCGCGCCGTTTTACGAACAGCTATCACAAGCATTTACAAACGCGCTTTTTTCCGGGCGCGAATTCGGTTACGGAAACGAAATAATATTCGAGGGCAACAGCTTGCAGAACGAAAAGCTATCCGACAAAACCGCCGCTTTGAAATTTCTTGCGGATATTGGCGCGGTTACGGTTGACAATGTGCTGCTTGCTTACAATATGTCGCCGCTGGGCGGAGCAGAGGGCGCAAGGCGTGTTCAAACGTTGAACATGGTGAACGCTGATCGAGCCGACGAATACCAGTTAGGCGACACAAGCGACAAAGCCCCGCAAGATAGCGGAGAAGAAACGGAGGGAGAGGGAAATGACAATGCCATTTAAGCCAAATCAAAGAGAATACCGCGCATTTGCAAACGTTGAAGCATTGCCGAACGACGCCGCCGCGCCCGCCTATCAGGTCAAGGGGCGTGCAGTTGTCTTTGATAGTCCGACGTGCCTTTTTGAAATGGACGGTATAAAGTATTACGAGGTCATAGACCGCAACGCGTTCATAAATTGCGATATGTCCGACGTGATTATGAATTATAATCACAGTGGCAAGGTTGTTGCAAGGCTGAAAAACAAGACCCTTAAACTTGATTTTAGCAACGGCGGGCTTGATATAACCGCCGATCTATCCGGCACGGAAGAGGGGCGCAAGCTCTACGAAGAAATACGCGGCGGATATATTGACAAAATGTCTTTTGCTTTTACGGTTGTCGAGCCCGACGGCGAGGAGTACGACCCGGAAACACACACCCGTAAAGTAACAAGAATAAAAAAGCTATACGACGTTTCGGCGGTTGATATACCCGCGTATGAGGAAACGTCGCTAACGGCGCGAAAGTCTTTTGAAGCGGAGCGCGCAAAGGACTTTGAACGGCTGGAGTACGAACGTCGCCGCAAGCAGCTTATAGCAATGACACTTATTTAACAGGAGGTAGAAACCATGTTTGAAAAGAGAAAAGGCGAAATTTCTCGCCGCAAGGCAGAAATCAGACGTATGCTTGAAAGCGGCAAGGACGACGCAGGCAACGCTATTGACCTCGACGCACTGACGACAGAGATCAACGCACTTAACGACGAACTCGCAGACCTTGAAAGGCGCGAAAACGCTATCAAGGGTATGGGCGGCACAGCGGCAGCAGCAACAAATGCGCCCACTGCAATTGCTAATCCTATCACCGAAAACGGCAGCGCCGAGCCGCCTGCACCCGTGCCCGAGGGGCGTGCGATACTTGCAACCCCCGAATATAGGAGCGCGTTTGCAAAGATGTTTCTCCGCCGGGCAATGACCCCCGCAGAGCAGCGCGCACTCGACACGGCGGTTACTACGACCGCAACACAGTATACCGCACCGACCGCAGGCGTTGACGGTGTTAATAACGGCGGTCTGTTTATCCCGACTGATATTAACCTCTCGCTTATGGAGCGTATCGGACTTGTAAGCCCTATTTTCAAGGACATTCACAAGACCAGCGTTCCCGGGCTGCTTAATTTCCCTTACCGTAAGACCGTATCAAAGGCAAAGAACGTAAAGGAAAGCACCAAAACCCCCGAAATGTCCGTTGAATGGGCTAACCTCACCCTCGCACTATCCGAGATCGCGGCAACTATTGCCGTATCTTGGCGGCTCAAAGCTATGGCGATCAACGAATTTTTCAACTATCTGCTTGACGAACTTTCGGAGCAGATAGAAGAAAAGAGCATTAACGAGGTTATCTACGGACTCGGCGGAACGGCTGACCCCGGGCAGATGAAAGGCATTACCGCCGACGCGGTATCGTATCAGTACGAGGGTACAGCCCTTGACGGTATCGGCGTTGCGCTGGGTAAGTTTACCGACAAGCGCCACAAGGTAGGCGCAAAGATTTACGTTTCTCCGTCCATTATGGAGGAAATCGCGTTTACAAAGAACACAGTCGGCGACTACATTCACAATCCTATCAACGGCGTGGGTGTAAACAGCGTTGCAGGCTACAAGGTAGAGTCTGACCCCTACCTCAACGACGGTGATTTCATTATCGGCAATATCAGCAGATTTTACCGCATGAATGAGCACGAAGCACTTAGCCTCGCAATTGACACCAGCGGCAAGACCCGCCGCGACGATTACACCGCTTGGGGACTTTGGAGCGGCGCGCTCCAGCCCGGCACGGTCATTTACGGCAAGAAGAAAACGACGACCTAAAGTAAAGGGGGGCGTTGTCCTATGTCTGATATATCCGAACGCTATGTATTAAGTATGCGGGCGGCGCTCCGTATCAATCACCCGAAATTTGACGATGAAATAGCCGACCTTATAGCCGCCGCCCGTGCCGACCTGCACGACCTCGGCGGCATAAAGGCGAAAAAGGTCAATGACGAAGCCGACCCGCTTATTAAGCGGGCTATTACGGCATACGTCAAGGCAGATTTTGGACTTGATAACGGCGACGCGGAAAGATACCGCGAAAGTTACGAAATGCTTAAACGGCATTTAATGTTGTCGGACGAATACAAGGACACCGAAAGCGGGTGATTGTGTGTATTGGCGCGATATAGGTTACTTATGCAAGCCGATAAAAAAACTTGACGCAATGCGGCGCACCACAAAGGCGGGATATGACCGCCGCGAGGTTTACTGCAATGAAAAAGGCGTCAAGCGCAATGAATTCTATCAAGCAGCAACAGCAGGCGTAAAGCCCGAGCTATGCATTGAGATCAAAGCGGAAGAATATCAGCGCGAGGAATATTTTGAATTTGGCGGCGTGATGTATCGCGTTGTTCGTACATATCCCGTCAAAAACGAAAACCTCGAGCTTATATTAACAACGTTGGTGAAAGAAGATGTCTAAAAAATCGGGCATAACGTTTGTTGACACCTCGCCGGAGGTCAAAAAGACAATGGCGGGGCTTGCAAAATCCGCTTTGCGCGCAAGTGGTAAAGTCATACGAAAGCACGTCCGCGACGACGTGCCTATGCGCACAAAGAACATAAAAAACCATATAGCCTCGTGGGTATTTATCGACTACAAGACGGGACAACCGCAAATGCAAGTCGGGTTTTACGGCTGGCAAAAGGTGAGAAAGCGCGGCAAGAAGCCGTCGCACTCGTCGCCGTGGTGGATAGAGCAAGGCACAAAGCCACACCCGATACCGCGCTTGACAAAAGACGACGCAAAGCCGTTATACGACAAAAGCACAGGTACATTTTACGGCTACCACGTCAACCACCCCGGACAGCAGGCGACAAATGTATTACGCAATAGTGTTTATAACAACATTGCAGAAATACGGGCAGCACAAGAGGAATATTTGCAACTGCTTAACGAAGAAATCGAAAAGGCGGGCGGCAAGGTATTTGACGGAGAAGCGGAGGACGACGACTAAATGATAGACACTACAAGGCTATACGCGGCGATTGTGGCGGCTTTTAACGAGGTCTTGCCCGCATACTACGAGGACGCTGAAAAGCCGTCTGACGCGTTGTATTGCGTCATTAACAGCCCCGTGCATTCGGACATAGCAGACCGCAACGGCGACCTTGTGTTTTTTTACGTCGATCTATTCGGCGACGACCGCGTAACCGACAACAACACCGCCTTGCAGCAGGCTTGCGACAGCTTGCGCAACACCCTTGACGCGGCGATCATACGCGCCGAGGGGTATTTCGGCGGACACCTTAATTTTGAAAAGTCGCTGAACTTGGACGAAACCGAGTTTGACATTAACCACCGTCGGCAAGAGTGGACGGCGCGTGTATTCTACGAATAAGGAGGGCTATAAATGCCGATTGTAAAAAACCTTACAAAGCAGGAAATCGAAAAGATACAGATTGACGAGGGCGTTTGTATTCTTGATTACGGCAAGACCAACGAAAGGCCGCTTTTGCCTTGCAGGGGCGGCGGCGAATTCTCCGCAACCGCGACTATTCGCGACATTGAGTTTGACGGCAGGGTAGGCAAAACGGCGGGTATGCAGACCATTGACGAGCAGGCGGCAACGCTGAAAGTAACCGTTATCAATATGTCGCAGCGCAACCTCGCGCTTGCTATGCCTTTTTGCCGTATGTACGACAGCACAGGCACAGAGATCACAAGCAGCCTTGCAGCAGACCCCGCGACTATCAAAAACCCGAAAATGGGTATTATCCCCGATAGTGCATATCTTGACAACATAACTATGTTTGCAAAGCTGATCGACGGCACATACAAGAAGATCACTATACACAACCCTATGCACGAGGGCGGACTTACCGCGACCGCGACGCAGAAAGCCGAGGGCGAGCTTGCGCTTGAATTCAACGCGCATTACACCACCGACGAACTCGACGGCGACTTGTGGGAAGTTACCGAGGTATCGTCTTTTGAAATGCGCAAAGCTGCAAGCGGCGGCGGCACTACCTAAATCATAAAAATCAATAGATAAGGAGTTTATTTATTATGCTGAATATCAAATCTTTGCAGATACTTTTGAGAATAACAAGCAGGCTTGACCTCACACCCGTAATTGACACCCTAAAGGACGCGGACATATTCACCGACGCAAAGAGCAAGGAGGACGCGCTGGCGCAGCTTACCACCGAAAAGGCGGGCGAACTTGCCGTAACGGCAATTAGCGCGCTGCTCCCGCAGCTTGACACCGTGGCGGATTTCTTGCCCGAGCTTGCAGCAGCCTACAAGGGCGTTACCGTCGAAGAGGCTAACGACCTTGACACGTTCGCCGTTCTCGACGAGATCATACACGACGAGGGCATGACGGTTTTTTTCAAGCGTGCTCTACACGACAAGGTAAAGCCGAAACGTGCAGACTAATAACAAAGTATTATGACTGGAATTTGATTTCAGAATTGCCGCTTGACGCATTGGGGTATCTGATACCAGCGGCGCAGAAATGGGAGCAAGAGGAACTAAAAGCCGAAACAGAAAAGCGGCTTTTTCCTTTATGGCTTACCGAGCGCGCGCTGCACCAGCTTAAAGGCGGCAGCAAGTCCGATTTCATAAGCTATTCGGACTATATCGACAAAGCATTTAACAGCGGCGCAAAGCGCACGGAGAGAAGCCACACAGCGACCGCACCACCCCGGACAGGCGAGGAAATCATAAGCGAGTTTATGCCGATCATTGAGGCGGATAGGGGGCGCAACCGTGGCTAATATCTTTTCGCTATTTGGAACTATATTCATTGACAACAAAGAAGCCGACAAGAGCATAGACGAAACGACCAAAAAGGGCGAAAGCGCAGGCTCAAAGATTGGTAAAGCATTTAGCACTATAGGCAATGCAGCCGTAACAATGGGAACAATGACCGTTGCGGCTGCAACCGCCCTCGGCGGCGCTGCTTATAAAATGGCTACTGACGCAGCCGAACAAGAAACGGCGTTTGCGAAAGTTAAAACGCTATTATCGGGTACGGAAGAAGATATACAGGGCATTTACGACCAGATCATAAAAGCCTCCGGCGAAACCGGTGTTGCTTTTTCTGATTTTTCCGATGCGACATACTCGGCTATATCTGCCTCGGTAGATCAAGCTGACGCAGTAGAATTTACAACGAATGCCGTTAAGCTGGCAAAGGGCGGTTTTACTGATACAACAACCGCCGTTGATGTACTTACGACAGCCCTTAATGCGTATGGCTTAGAAGCCGACAAAGCAACCGACATTTCGGATATGCTTATCACTACGCAGAACCTCGGTAAAACTACCGTTGACGAACTAGCGGCATCATTAGGTCAAACGATACCTATTGCGTCGGGTGCTAACGTTGCTATGGACGACCTGTCAACGCAGTACGCCGTACTGACAAAAAACGGCGTCGCAACAGCGCAGGCAGGTACGCAGATCAACTCTATGCTCGGCGAACTGTCAAAAACAGGCTCAAAAGCCGATAAGGCTTTACGCGAAATATCCGGCAAGAGCTTTGCGGAACTGCAAGCCGAGGGCAAAAGCACCGCCGATGTGCTTAATATGCTTAATGATTATGCAGGCAACGCAGGCTTGACGCTTAAAGATATGTTCAACAAGCAGCTTGCAGGCGCAGCAGCAATGACGCTGGTCAAGGACGGCGGAGAGGATTTCGCAAACATTCTCGGCGAAATGCAGACCTCGGCAGGTGCAACGCAAAAGGCGTTTGAAACAATGGGCGACACCCTCAATGCTAAGCTCGGCAAGCTAAAAAACAATTTTGCACTTATCAAGCAGCAGATCGGTACAGCATTGATACCGATAGTTGAGCAGGCTATTGAAGTTATTACCGACAACTTACCGAATGTTCAAAAGCTGATCGAGGGATTTATTCCAATACTGACAAGCGTATTTGACGGCATATTGCCGCCGCTTATCGAACTGACTAATACAGTATTCCCGATACTATTTGATTTGATACAAACGCTATTACCGCCATCGCAAAGCCTTATTTCTGCGGTGCTGCCTGTTATCGTTAAGCTGATACAGCAGATAATACCGCCGCTTTTGAAAGTGGTTGAAACTATCTTGCCGCTATTGGTAGATGTTATCGAGGAAATATTGCCGATACTGACCGACATAATAGACGCGGTATTGCCCGTCATTGTCGATTTGATAAACGCTATATTACCGATCGTAACACGCCTTATAAAAACGTTGTTGCCGTCGCTCGTTAGCATTATCAAGTCCGTTTTGCCCCTGCTTACAAAGATAATTGACGCGGTATTGCCCGTACTTATCGACTTGATAAATACAATATTGCCGCTTGCTATGCAGATTATCGAGGCTATATTGCCCGTGATCGTGCAGCTTATCGACGCGTTAATGCCGACGATAACCGAAATAGTAAACGCAATATTACCCGTTATCATTCAGCTAATACAAGAATGTATGCCGCTGCTTACGCAGATAATTGAAAGCGTATTGCCGATACTTACAGACTTGTTAATGCAGCTATTGCCGGTTATCCAGCCGTTATTAGACATTCTGTTAATTCTGATAACGCCGCTTATGGACTTGATAAGCGCTATTTTGCCCGAACTGATAGCGTTTATAATGGAGATCGTCGAAACGGTTGTAAGCATACTTACACCCGCGATAGACGGTATTATGACGTTTTTAGCCTTTTGCGCCGACACCTTAAAGGGCTATTATGAAAAAGCCGTTGAATTGTTTAATAAGATCGTCGAAATAATACTTGACGTCTTTTTAGGCAATTGGGACGAGGCGTTTAATAAGGCAAAGGACATTGTAACAAAAATCTTTAACGACATTAAGCAGTTTTTCGGGAATATCTTTAATTTTTACAAGCAGATATTTACTAACGGCTTAAACGCTATCAAGAATGTTGTTTCAAATGTCCTTGACAATATCAAGCAGAAGTTTACAAGTATTTTTGACAACATCAAAAACAAAGTAAGCAATATAATAAACGCCATAAAAACAACCATTACAAGCGGGCTTGACAACGTCAAAAACACCGTAACAAACCGCTTGAACAATATCAAGCAGACGTTTACAAACATTTTCGACAATGTGCGAAACGTTGTAAAAAATGCCATTGACAAAATAAAGTCATTTTTCAATTTCAATGTATCGTTGCCGCAAATCAAATTACCGCACTTTGCTATTAGCCCGTCCGGCTGGAGCTTGGGTGACTTGCTCGAGGGCTCTATCCCGTCGCTGGGTATTGAATGGTACGCAAAAGGCGCGGTAATGAAAAAGCCGACCGTATTTGACATTGACCCCGAAGCAGGCACGGCAAAGGTAGGCGGCGAGGCAGGCGAGGAAGCCGTCGCACCTATAAGCGTATTACTTGACTACATACGGCAGGCGGTACGCGAAATTGTAGTGCCGACGACCGACGCGGGCAAGCCGAGCATTAACATTGACGTTTCGGTTAATATCGACAAGATAGAAAACAAGACCGAAAAGGACATTGACGACTTTATAGACCTTATCATGTATAAGATCGAAAGCAAAATAAGACGAAAGGGAGTTGTATTCGGATAATGCAAAGATTACCGTATCTTTACTACAAGGGAAAAAACTCCCTTGAATTCTCTTTGTATATCAAAAGCAAAGGCACATACAACGCCGCCGAGCGCGACTTTGAATTCGTTAGCGTTCCCGGGCGGAACGGCGATTTGATACAAGACAACGGGCGATACAAGAATGTTTCGATACCTTACGAACTTGCATTACTGAAAAAAGACGCGCGAACATTCAGCGATCTTGCCGACAGTATAAAAGATTGGTTATCCGTCGGCGGCGGATATAATGTGCTATGGGATAGTTACAACCCGCGATATTTCCGCTATGCAGCGGTAGAGGGCGGCGTCGATATTGCCGAAGAACTCACAAACTACGGCGAAATGTCCTTGACGTTCAATTGCAAGCCGTACCGCTATTCATTCGACGGACAAAAGACAATAACCATACGTCAATCAAGCACACAGATATATAACCCCGAGAAGCTGACCGCAGCGCCGTACATAAGAATATACGGCAACGGTAATATAACGCTATCAGTAAATGCAGTTACAAACACATTTACGGGCGTTTCGGGGTATGTGGAAATAGACAGCGAGATCATGAACGCATACAAGGGCTTAACACCCCTTAATAACATCATGACGGGCGACACGTTCCCGACGTTTGCGCCGGGGGCTAACACTATAACGATAACAGGCAACGCGACAAAAGCCGAAATTGTGCCGAGGTGGTGTACGATATGATACCAATTCTTTATAAAAAGGACGACACAAACTACACCCGCAACGGCGCGGGATTTCTGACCGATATTATATCTTGTGACGTTACCGAGGAACGTAACGGCGCTTACGAAATGACGTTTGAATATCCTGCAACGGGCTTGCACTATTCGGATATTGACGAGGGCGACGTGATAAAGGCAAAGGCGAACGAAACAAGCACCTTGCAGCTTTTCCGCATATACGCGCATAGCAAGCCGATAGACGGCATTGTGACGTATAACGCCGAACATATATCATACGACGCTAACGGCATACCGCTTGTTGCACTTGCCGCAAAGTCAACCACGGCACAAGCAGCGATCAACAGAGCTATAAACGCAGGCGCATTTGAAAGCAGCTTTACGGCGTGGAGTGACATTTCGACGCTGAACAGCATTGACATTGCCGAGCCGTGTTCCTTGCGTGCCGTTCTCGGCGGACAGCAGGGGAGCGTATTAGACGTTTGGGGCGGCGAATATGAATTTGACAATTACGTTATAAAGCTGCACGCCCACAGGGGAGCAGATCGCGGCGTTACGATCGAATACGGCAAGAA